TATCGCCCTTAATAGATTCCTTGCTGACCAAGTGTTTGGATTGATAGTTATGCCGATACTACCGAGTTGCGTTACTAACTGCGTTACTAAATAATCATTGCACTGCTGAACTGTTCTTGCCATTGTTATTGTGTTAAGTGTTCCAAATTTTGTCCATATACTCACGAATCAATTCCGTTTGCATACTTGTTAATGTTGATGTTTGTTTCATAAATGGTCTTGCAGGAATAGTCGATGCGTGATTGCGACCTGCTTGACCGCCTTCGTTGTGTATAGCTGCGTAATCAAGTCCGCTAACTACTAACCTAATACGTTGCCAAGTACGTTCAACTGCTGAATTTGCTACCTTTGCTCTTAGCCTACCTTCTCCAACCAAAATTGGATTGCTATGCCAAGCACTTGGGCTTATGTTGTTACCCTTTGGCTTGTACTTGTATTCCTTAGTACCATCTATTCTACGATTGACTTCCTTCCATTTATACTCGTCAAGTCCACCTTTGGTAAACGATTCGGCAAAATGATTCTCAGCTTGTGCAGATAACTTCATAGGTAACTCACGCTTAGTTCTTTCTAAGTTTGCTTTCACTTGCTGTAAGTTGAATCGGTGCATTATCCCCATTATCCTAAGTCGGTGTCTTGTTGTTGTTGTTTTACCATCTCAATATGTTCATCATCGTAAACTAATACTCGTAGCTTTTCCATTAATGCTTTGTCCATAAATTCACTACCTTTCTTGATAGTTACGTTCTTAAACGATACTTCTTTAAAGTGTTCAAGGTCCGCTTCCCATTCAGGTTTGCGTTCAAGCATTCCTCTTTTAAACTCTGCCCACTTATCTGCTCTAAGCATTATCTCTTCGACAGGTCGGTTACGCACCTTCCAAAAGTCAAGACACGCTTGTATCATATCAATGGTCATATTGGCTTTGTAGCCTTTGTGTATTATTGTACTCATTTATTCTTCTTCAAAGTTAGGTAAAGGTAATCCAAAGTTATCTTGTCCAAGTTCCGCAGGTGCATCGAAGTAGGGATGGTCTGCGGTGAATATTTCACCCGTCTTACCTACGTTGTTGATAAATATATCTTGTCCTTTCGCACTCATCTGTTCGACCACAGGACCAACAATATCTTCTGGTGATTCGGTTAGTGGTTTGTTCTCATCGTGTTGCAAGACTATACACTTGCAGTTGAAGTGGTTGGTAGGTGCAACGCTATCCCATATTGGGTCATCAACAGGTGCGGTCATTCCATCTAATGGTTGACAAATATCACACGCATCACCAATGGCTGAATACTCAAGTATTGGTAACACATCTTTCTCTTGCTCTATTCGTTGCCACTTCGATGCGCTATCTGCTTGTGCTATTGCCGTGTTGTATTCGGTTGGTAAGTACCTTAGATTATAAGTATCATAAGTCTCTCTTGCTTTATCGTAAAACTCTTTGTAAGTTCTTACTTTGCCGTTTTCATCCACTAAATCAGCACTCATAGCTTTAACACCATTATATGTCTTAGCTGCACTAAACATATAAACATTCGTTACTAACTCTTGTAAGAATGGGTCGGTAGCAATAGCTTCAAAGCCTACACCAAATCCTTCTAAGACCGCCTTCTCTAAGTATTTAGTCAATGCTTGATAGTAATCTAATGGCAAATCAAGTTCGGTAATACTACCGTCCTCAATGCCTTTGATTAACTTCTCTATTTGACTATTACTGTACTCCATTAATGGCTGTGTTTAGAATACATCTTGTTTAACTTATTCTGAATCTTTGCAGGAAACGTAGGTGCATTCGGTGTCGGTACAACTATCTCTGCCAATGGTATGCCAGTCTTCTCGGTAAAATATTTGCCATCCATCTGCAATCCACCTTGCTTAATCTTTACGCTTAAGTCTGCGATAGTATTAGCGTTATCTACCTCTTCGCTATCGTTCATCATACACGCTACTGAACCCTCAGCAATGTTGAAACCTAAGGCTCGTAGGCGGTCGAATAGTTGCTTGTTTACTAATGGTAAAACAAACGATGCGTCTTTAGTTTGCTTATCTTTGAGTGCTTGTTGTGCCGGTGATTCTTCACCACTATTTCCTAACTTACCTGCGATTGACTTGATAGCATCAGCGTGACCAAGTATTATCTGCGATACTTTAGCCTCAAGTCTTGCCTCAAAGTTATCATAACCCTTATATCCACTTCCACCAAGTGATGTCTCGATGAACTCGATACTATCACCGATGTCATCCAATACCGCCCAACCTGATGAACCCATCTGCGCTAACGTATTGGCGAACTCTTGTCTCTCGGCTTCGTTAGTCTTATTAGTCTTACCGACTCTAAATGGTTGCGAGAACAACTCAACGAAATCACCATTAAACCCAAGTAAATTGCGCATAAATATCTCGTAGATAGATAACTCCCAAAACAATCCATATCCGCAACGTGATGCGCCTGTTTCGTTAGGTGTACCAACAAACACATACCAATTCTTAAACTCTTCCTCCTCTTGTATCTTACATCCACTCGTCATATAAGCAAACGATCCGATAGTGATGCGGTCAGGTGATACGTTCTCACGCTTGATGGTGTTTATATATGGAAATTCACCATCAATGATATCATCCAAGTGAACGACTGAATATCCAAAGAATAAAGCGTCCATACATATCGATAAGTAAGTAGTGAACCAAGTCTTGAGTTGAGTCTTGCCGTTTATAGTATGGCAAAGTAAGTCGGTTAGTTGTTGGTCTATCTCACCTGATGCGGTTCTAAACTCCCATTTGCGAAGTAGTGTTAAATCCTTTCTACGTTCAACACACGCCTTGATGAATCCGTTTTCTCTTGTGTTGACATACATCTGTTGCATCTTCACACGGAATGGATAATAAGCTCGTTCTGCCTCGTTGATAGCTGCTGCTCTTGTTGTTACATCTTGACGGATACGAAGTAACTGAATAGGTACTATCGGTGTCTTAGCCGATTCAACTATCTTAGGTGTTGGAGATAGTACGTTCTTGATGTTGCTGATTATACCCATTAGTAGTTGTTGTTTTGTTTGACCAATCGTGAACCATATCGTATTCGTTGACCTGACTTTGGTTGTATCAATGGTAAGTCTGCGGTGATGTCAGTACCTTTACTGCAATTCTTCAACCAAGCAATCACATCATCATAACGCTTAACTCTAAGGTCTGGAATGTTTCGTGGTGCAATGCGTGAATGAAGATGAAATAATGTTACATCTATCATCATATTAACCATCTGTTGATTGCGGTTGTCGGCTTTAATGAAGTAACCACCGACAACTAACAACTCGTTACCATATACAAGATATGATGTACCAGAACCCCAAAACTCAGGATGCTCATTTGGTTTAACCGATAAGTTAGCGACAACACAAGTATATGTATTATCCGCATACCATACTTGGTCACCTACTTGATATGTTTTGTAATAATCCCATTCAGGGTTTGGTAGACTAACATAGAATATATCGTATTGTGCGCCAAGTAACTGCCATTTAGCAGGATTCCACGCACCTGCAACCGTTATGGCTATTGTGTTCTTGTAAACATTGCCCAAGTATAAAGTAAGCGAATGAAGTGCATAGGTTGATGTTGTACTGAATGCAGGTGCGTCAAGGTATACTCTGTTCTTGCCGTAGTATGTTTCTTGATAGTCGTAGATAGCCGTATCGGTAAACTCTGCCGATGTTAGATACTTCTGCCGTAAGTAGCTGACTACCTCTGCTTGTGCTGCGAGTTGCATCTGAGTTACTAAAGAATAATCAGCACCTATGATTTGAGATAGGTTATCTGATTGAATCAGTTTCTTGTAGTCTTGTAAGATTAGGTAACTCATTGGCAAAGTTTGATGCAAATATACGAAAAGTAACGCACTTAAAAAAGTATGGAGAATATGTATACGAAATAACACAATACTACTACCATCATAATCAATATGCCTATTATCTCTTCCTTTGGATTTTGTATGTTCATTAGTAACTGTTTTTACTATGCACCTTGCCGATAGTAATGGCTTGACCAATATCCCCACGTTGATACTTGGTATACTCGTTAGCGAAAGCCGTGCATATAAAGTAATCATTGGCATCAGATGTGTGTCCAAATTTTTCAAACGATATACCTGTCGAAGAGTCTTTGGCTTTTTCTTTTTTCTTTTTTCCGTCCGAATCTTCTTTTAAATATAAATAATCGTTCAATGTGTTTTCGCATTTATTGTCAATGTAAAGTTCAATGCCATCAAACCCATTTGCAAATATCGTGTTGATAAAATTTGCTCTCATCACTACCGATGGTGATTTGGTATCTATCCTTAATTGAGGTTTAAATACTGACAATTCATTGCGAATGATAGTGTAGTCATTAGACCCTTTTTCAGTTCGAGTATCCTCGTGCTTACCTGCTGGGTCACCGTAGATAAAACATCCTGACATATGCCCTTGATATTTACGTTTAATTTCATTACACACTCCCTTAGTAGTATTATTCGGTGACTTGGTGCATATCTCAGCAATTTGATAACACTTTTTATTTATCATCTGCCAAACACAACAAGTCATATAAGGGTTGACATTGAAGTCAAAGGTTAAATGAATAGGCAAATCAGGATTATAATTTAATTCTTTTACATTACCATTTATTGTAAATTCCTTATAAAATTCGCCACCTGCTTGAGTTGGTTTAGGGTCTTGTTGGTATAAACTTTGAAAAGTCCTTAACGATTGAGACCTGACCATATTGAGTTTTTTAAGGTCGTGCTTATTTGACCATAATGGTTCGCCAATCTCTCTTGGGTCTTCAAGGTTATCGTTGTTTATTTTTATAGCAGGTAGAACTAATATCGTCCATTGTTCTCCAGAACCATCTTCCATTTTTTTCAATAACATACCACTTAAATCATTGACATCCCATCTCGTTTGCGTTATCAATATTCTTGTGTCGTTATGAATACGAGTGTACAATACATCGTTATACCAATTCCAATTCCTAAACTGATAAGTGCCTGACATTGCTTCTATGCTATCTTTAACAGGGTCATCAATAATGGCATAATCAGCAGGTGTTCCTGTAAGTGAACCACCTACACCAACTGTCTTAAGAAATCCACCATATCCAACCGTCTCAAACTTTTCACTATTTCTCAACCACGATTTAGATGCAGTAACAATATTGGTGCTATTTAGAAAGGTATCAGGGAATACATCCTTATATAACTCACTATCAATTATCCTTTGGCAGTCACGATTAAAAGTGCAAGACAAATCAGAACTATATGAAGCTAATACTATCTTTGATTTAGGGTTCTTACCTAATATGTAAGCAGGTAAATTGCGACTAACTAATTCAGACTTTCCGTGTTGAGGTGGCATAAAAACCATCAATCGATTTATCTCACCTCTTATAAATTTATCAAGATATTCGCAAAGTAAATTATGATGCCAATTAGCCTCATAGTCAGGTTTAACATATTTAACGAAATCAATATAGTTCCTTTTAGCTAACTCCGCTTTTGCGTTGTAGTTCAGCAATAAGTCTAAGTTCATCATCTGTGAATTTGGTTAAATCAATTTTAGAAGTTATTTTCTCACCTTGAGTGGTTATATCTTGTTTATCTGTTAACCCTAAATCACGAGCAATAATACTGGCATTAAATGCCCCAACAGAAGCACCTTCAAACTTTTGAACATCACATTCAGTCTCGATTTTATTATAGACCTCAAAAAATTCATTATAACTTTCGTTATGTCCATAGTTAAAAAGACCTTGATAACTAATACCGCAAAAGACCGAAAAACCTTTAAGAGTATATGGTCTTTGTAAAGGTATTGAAATTAATTGACCTGTAAATTCACCTGATTTAATAGCTTCGTGTTTTATCCACGGATTGCCATTAACTTCTTTCTTATATTCTAAAAATGAAGTTAATAACTCATCAGGTGTTTTAAATATTTTATCTCTACCAGTTGCACATCCAAGTGCATATTGATTTCCTTTAGGTGCTGCCATAGTAATGCAAAGTTACAACACAAATAATGTAATGTAATATAAAAGTAATAAACAACTGCGCTTTTTCTCCGTTAGTAGGAAAGTGTTAAAACCGCTAACATCATCGAATTACTACACCATCAATACGCTGACACACTTATTCTTCGCTATATTGTACTGATGTGTAGGCGCATTTGTTTATATCTGCTCACCTCTTACTATCTTGTTTAACTGTTCCATTACCTCATCAGCGACATCTCCCCAAAACATATCACATTTACCATCCTTAATTGGAGATTCCGTGAAGTACCATTGGTACATTGGAAAGTCAGGTTTATATGTGTATCGCTTACATTGTTCTTTTATTGGGCAGTTGATGCCTTTGCAGAGAGTTATGTCCATTATCCGTATGTTTCATTAAAATATTGTTCTGCCGTCATATTATCATCACTTGTAACACCTGATGCCCAAGCATTCATTATCCTCTCCTTAAACATTTGTGTCGCTATATTCTTTGAGTAAAAATAATCGTGTTCGTGAATCTTGATAGTAACCATATTTGATTCATCAATTTGAATGTCAGATTCTAATGTTTTTATTAGCCATTTAATTGGTGTTTTCTTGGATTCATCCAATGGACTACAATCACAATAGCTTGTATGACCACAATAACACTTAATCTGCTTAGGCTCTAACGCACCCTTCAAACTCATATAGTTTTTGGCTCTTTGTTTAGCTTCATCGTTATTCATAATGTGTTATATAATTTACTCTGTTACGTTTACGTTGCGTCCTTTATTACTCATATACTCCTTAATCTTTCGCTTGGCATATTCATCAAAGTCTTGCATCTTACTCGCAGGTATCGTATAACTCTTGCTCTTAGTTGATGGCTCATTATACATTGGTTTCCGTCCTGCGTTACGTTCGTTGTGTATTGGTTTACTCATAGTATGTATGTTCTATTGTGCAAATATATGGAACTTAATTAATTATTGATACTTATTTAATAGGTTATCATAGAACTTAAAAAACTCTTCCATCGAATGAACAATTACATAGACACCACCTGATGCCGTTATGCTTTTCTGATACTTCTTTTGCGCTTTCGATTGCTTGTCCTTCATCTTAATCTCAATCTTTACCGATATACCTACCTTATGTCCACCTATCATAACTCCGATGGTTGAATGGATATCAGCCGTGCCTCGTGTTCCTTGACCAGGAGTGAAGGTTACACCTTGTGTACGATTGCCTATTTGTTGTCCTGTTAAGCCATCTATGACCTTGTTAACTCTTGCTTGACCTTGATTACTTACCCTCTCCGCTTGGTGTCCTTCGTACTTGAGATAATCGCACACACAAGCGGTTAATCCATTAGCGGTTGTATCGGTTCTTCCGTAATGGTCAAAGCTATCTTGTTGAGGTGTAATGCTTGGATACTTGGCTCTTGAGTATCGTTGTTTAGCTTGGATGATTCGTTGTTTTTCTTGTCTTGTCATTAGAATAGTTGTTGTTGAGTAGTGTTAGATTGTATCATTATTCCTAAAGCAGTTGCAAATATTGTTTTACCTGCTTCATAATCAACAAGATTACGAGCCATTTTAGTAGTGCTTTGTTCTCCTTTATATTTTCTAAAATCGTAATCGTGAAATTTAGATAATGTTCCAATTTCATCAACCATATTTGTCAAAGTTCCATCAAGTTTTCTTTCTTTTAAATCATTCGGCAAATTAAAATTAGTCCAATATAAATGTCTACCTCTTTTTTTTGCTGGTATTAATGGCTCATAGTAGGGTGTTACATTTTCAACTACATATTTACCATCAAAGAAATTATCTAAGAAAATAACTTCTTCATACAATTTCATATCTGGATAAATGAATTTAAAAGTTTCTCTATTTTTTTGACTTATTCTTACTTTGCTATGGCTTGGGCAAGGTGGCGAACTCCAAATAAAATCAAACTCTTTAAAGTGGTCTAATAAGTATTGGTGTGCATCTGCTACAATTACATTATCATTCGGAAATCTCTCTTTATAAAGCCTTGCTGCTTCTGGGTCAAGTTCTATTGCCGTTACTTCAATATTTGCAACTTCATCCCACTTGTAACGATTGCCACCTAAACAAGCGTATAAATTTAGTACTTTCATATCTCTAATGTTAATCCTAACTGGACTATAAGTTTTATAAGGTTTTCGTTTCGTTGAGACATTGCGTTAAGTGTTGTTGGTATCGTGTATTCACCTGTTCCGCTTCTAGGCGGTTCATCTTGTCGGTCTTGAGTGAGATTAAATCCTTCCGTTGTGACGAGGTCAAATGTTTTCGTGTGACGCAAGATAATCGTTTTGCTTGTTGGCATAATTCTTGAATTTTAGAACTCGATGTCTTGTATGATTGGGTCGGCTGTAAATTCATTGTTATTTGTTTTGATTTCAAAGTATCGACCAATGTGGTCTTTATCAAATACTATCTTCTTTCCATAAAACATTGCATACTGGTCAACCCACATCTTTAACTTCTTTTGACTTAACCACTTCTTTAAATCAACATATTCTTCAATAATATCTTCAAAGAACTTTTTAGAATATATCCTTGTGTTTGATGGCATATTTTCAGCATCCAAAGTGTATTCATAGAACTCGTTTGATGTCTTGCTTATGAACTTCCTAACTTCTAAATTCTTGAACTCTGATATTATCAATCCATTCTCAAAATAGAATTGAACGCAACCAATCATAAAGTTATCAAACTTTGACCATTCTTCCTCCGACCATTCATCAAATAATAAGTGTTTAAATTCCTGCAATGGTGTATGATTCGCATTGAAATGACTACTAAATTCAACCTCAAATTTTCGCCTATCAAACGAACCACCCGCACCACCGATTGTATAGTTTGTGTTGATAAGAATCTTTGGTGATTTGTTTACAGGTAACTTGATTGCCAATTGACCTTTACGTTCTATCGTGATTCCTTCCGTAATAAGACTAAATAAACTTTCAAAGTCAAAGTGTTTCTTGACATCATCGAATACCAATACTTGAGTATCTGTTGAAATGGTTTGATATTTAAATTGGTCATTGAAACTGAATATCTTACCATCCAAACTATTCAACTTCTTCATTTTGCTGATTGCATTGCTAAATAACCCCTTCCCACTACCTCCATTCGGTGTGTCGCTTATAGTCTCATCGTTGAGTATAATAGCCTTGTTATTTGCGCTTGTTTTGAATGAATGAAGTAAGTACCCTATAACTGATTTGATGCTCTTAAATCTCTCCATATCACTTCCTGCGACAAGGTGTATAAATCTTTCGTAAACACATCCACTACTATCGGCTTTCTTGTATTCACGTTGTATGATTTGATTCTTCCATACATATCCACCCGAATCGATATAATCAATTTCTTCTACATTGGTTTTAGATACCCTTACCACTTTATTTAAGTAATACAAATATGCTTCCTCTTGGGTATCTTCAAGTAATGTGACATCTTTTGTATTCAAGAATGATAAGTAATCATAAGTGAAAAACTTGGTATTTCCTGCCATAAAATCAAACGGCTTCATTCCAATGTTTTCGGCATTCTCAAGATGGTGTAATACGAAATCTTTAATCTTATCTTTGTTAGTTTCTTCGATAAGGTTCTCAAATATATTGATGAATATAAACCCAGCGTTTGAAGGATAATACTTGTAAAAGTTATGCTCTTGCAAGAAGCCTTTAAACTTATGGTGTTGAACTACTACATTACCCTTAGCCGTATATTCCCAAAAGTCTGTGACGCTGATATTATCCTTAACCGATTCCACCGCCATATCAAATTCGTCATCGTTCAATTCAGGAAATGCCTTACGCACCATCTTGATGTCCTTGCCTGAACGAATTAACTCCTCTACTCGTTTCTTGGTGTGAATGTCTTCAAAGAACTTGGTATGATGTTGTGATGTTTTCTTGTAGGCACTTTTGACAGTTGTGTCAATTTCACGCTGTGTAAAGTCTTTTTGTTGGTATTGTAAACATACCCTCATTGCCTCGTTTAAACTAATGCCATAATCATTTAACGCTGATGCTAACTTGAATAAGTTTGCATTGCGTTCACCTGATGACATTGAAAATTTATTGAACCATTTTAGCAACCTGCTTATAATCTCATTATCAGATTTGATTGGTATTCGCACCTCTTCGGTAACTTCATAAATATCAACTTCTTTAAGTTCAGTCCATTCCAAGCTATCATCGTTGACATATAAGTCAGCATCATAAGACTCAAAACATATTCGACAAATATCTGAACAATGAATATCAAAGTAAGGTGAATTGAACTTATCCTTCAATGAATCAAAGTAACGCTTATGATTTGGAATATCCTTTGGAATCTTAACTAAGACCTTTAACCCATTCCTTCTTGGTGATAAGAAACAAGCAAAAGTAAAAGGGTCAGATATAAACGATTCCCTGTACTGATTCATTTGTTCAGGTGTATCGAAGTTATCAAAGTCCAAACATATAAGTCCTGAATGTTCAATTATGCTTACGGCATTACGTTGGGTAAAAGTACCACTAAACAATATAGCAGGTAATGTGTTCTTGAGTTGCTTTTGTTTAGCCTCATCGGTGGTGCTTTCAATCTCGTCAATGATATGTTTAGACTTACCTATCTTGATACGATTAAAAATGTCATGAACATCTCTATGGTATGCTGCCGATACTTCGTTAAAGTTTTTGAATATGCTTACTTTCATAATACTTTCTAAATTAATAGTAAAAAAAAGTCCTTTATCTACTCATCGGAGTACCATTCCGACTTTCAATAAAGGACTAATATAATTGTTATAATTGGTAATGGTACTACCTAAACATAAATTCGAGTTACATAAAAAGACAATACATAAGTATATCTAATTGATTACTTTTACTATTGGTGCAAATATAATAGTTAAAAGTACATTATAAGAAATAACTAATGGTTACGAATGGCACTTGAGACACATTATTTTATGCTATTCCACGTTTATGCCACATTTAAAACGGATGTGCCACATACTCGCCACATTGCTTTTCCTTTGTAACCTATGCCTATCGTGGCTTTCAGCGATTTTGTGCCACATCCACATTTTTTTTGATACGATTAGAAAAAAACTTTTCATTTTCAAACCTTTATTTATTCAGGGAAGAAGTAAGGAAATCGTCAATGTGGCACGGAATACGCTAAAATGGAAGCGAATCTCCCAATGGGTCAGTCGGTTGCACCACTTCCGCTTGTACTGTCTCAATGTGTTGACCACTACCTTTCGCCTCTATCCTCCAAGCCTCAAGCGAATTGAAGTACGATGTCTTACCATCCTTTTCCCAAGATTTGCCACGAATATTGAAGTGGATGGTAACTTGTTGCCCAGTTTGGAACTTGTCCAACAAAGGACATTTGTCTTGGGTCAGTTGGAATTGCAAATACTGCGGATACTCGCCATCCGTTTGCAGGATAAACTCACGCTTTGTGAACTTGTCCGATACTTGTACCGCATTTCGTTTGATTAATAGCCGACCATCGGCTGTGTACTTTTCTGTACTCATTGTATATTAGTGCTGAATCACAGCTTGTTTATGTTGTTATGTTATGCGCTATAACGTAGCGTGTAGCGATGAGTTATGTGCCATTTTAAAGAGCGACACTACTCCTTGATAAAGCATATCCAATGTGTCTGCATTGCCTTTCCGCTTTTGTGTCCATATAAGGGTTTTTTATCAGTTAATGCTAATATTTCTTTGACAGGTATTCGACACTCATTCCACTTAAAAATAAGTGTACCATTTGGTTTTAATACTCTAAAACACTCAGCAAATCCTTTTCTAAGCATTTCTTTCCAATCGTCTTTCAAATACCCATATCTAAATACTATTCTGCCAGTTGGCTCGTCTTGTGGTATATGTGGTGGGTCGAATACAACGTGCCAAAAAGAATTATCTGGTTGCTTTATGTCTGTAAAATCTCCAATAATATCAGGTTCTATAATATCGTGCCTATTACCTGACGGGTGTTCCCATTTTTTCTCTTCGCTTCTTCTGTCAAGGAATAAAGCTCTTTCATCTTTTTTATCGAACCACATTCCTTTTGGACCACAACATACGTCTAAAACTTTTTTATCTTTCATATTTCTAAATTAAATTCGTGAATAAAAACGGCACATAACACGTGCTATAAGCAAGTTTGCCAATAACATTTGTGCTAAATTTGAACATCTCTGCAAGGCAAACCTGCTCATAGCACCATACGTTATCCGCACTTCACCACTTCAAACCTACTGATGATACACGCATCCCCACTATACCTCCTACGAGGCTCATACAACGATGTTTTCAAGTTTGGTGCATTATGTCTTAGCAAGGTAACAAATCTCTCGTAAAGAGCATCTTGTGTGTCTTTCATATTATTCACAACTTTAATCGAATTGATGATAGTTGTGTGGTCACGATACGAAAGAAATCTACCAATCTCGGAAAGGTTGTAACCATTCTCGTAAGCTATGAAACAAAACAAATGTCTTGCCGTTGCAATGTCAAAAGTGCCTCGTCCACTATCTTGAATCTTTTTGATGGGGATGTTAAGTCCTGTTGCAATGTCTATAAGTATTCTATCCATTGTTCGAAGTGTTTAATCCTAATCCGTAATCGGCTAAAGTTGGATGTACCCATTGAAAGTCAATCATATCAGGCGCAAGTGGAGTGTTATCAATCAGCAATGCTTTCTCCTTTTTGGCTTTAATCTTTGCACCGAATCCTGACTTCACTTTGATCCCACGATATCCAATGTAGTGCCTTATTTGATGTTCGGTTATCTTGTAATAATCCGCCCATTCAAGTGCGGTTTTCTCCATTGCGTGTTCCATTATGTATTCAAACACAATAGGTGTTTTTCGATACCCTGAATCTTTCCCTTTAAGTCCATTTCTGTAAAAGAACTGGTGCATTGTTCGATACGTTACGTTTGCAAGTTTCGCCCATTCTTTGTAGGTGTACTTAGTTGGTGTTGCTTTGATTTGTTGTACTATTTCTATGTCCATTTTGTATGTTTTTTAATGTGTTATTTAATATGTAATAACTTGCGCTACAAAGCAATGAGGCACTGCTTGTAGCTGACCGTTATCACTCCAAATATATCACCAACTTATCTTCATTGCTTTCTTCCTCATCAATCTCAAAAACTCCAAGTGGTACATTTTGCGATATGGCAATATGGAATAACCGATGGTCACGAGATGACTTTGGTACACACACTCTATATGTCTTTCCTTGATAGTCAATCGTTGGTCTTGTTATGGTCAGCACACCATTGCGATACGATGTAAGCACCTCAGTAGTATGCAAAAAGAATGGATGTTGCGATGATACACGATAACTATGCTGATTAGTACTAAATACTATCTTGATGCAGTTAGGAGGTGTCATAGTGATAACGTATTATAGTATTCTCTTGCCTTGATTATCTTGCCTTGTAACTTCTCCATCAAGATAGCATCATAGTCAAAGTTAAATACCTTGATACGCTTCTCAATAGGTAGTTCAAGTATGATGTCATTGTTTCGTTGGATCTGCTGACATTGTGCGATGTAATCTTCGTTCTCATAGTTGCGTCCAAACTTCCACGCAAGACGTTCGCACTCGGCTATAACCATCTCCTTCGTGTTAGGCACAAGAGCATAGATTAGACGATACTTATGAACCCCTGTTAACTTCATATAGCATTGCGCCTGTACTTCATACATTGTAGTTGGTTCGGCTTCAAAAAAAGTCCTTAATGACCACGAAGTCTTGATGTCTTCCACCGCATCCGTGAGGATAATATCAGGTGTACCAATGATGAACTCATCTTGTAACTTCTCACGATTCTTGGTTCTAAACGCACCTCCAAGCACATCTTGTACGAGTTGCATTGAATCTTGTTCCATTGCCAATCCTTTGTCCATATATTCGTTGTTGACGAACTCACGATAGCCGTACTCACCTTGTAACCACATTGATTCGACTAATGCCTTAGCGGTTGCTGACAAGTTACCTGCGTCTTTATCTGCTTTCAGTTTCGGTTCAGTTAGTAATGCACCCACACCACTACATCTGAAAAGTATTTGCTTATCCATTTAATAACGCCTCCTTCGTGTAGTATTGGGAAGTTAATCCAAGTGTTTGAGCCACATCCTTAACCGATGTTAAGTCGCTAAGATTCAAGCATTGTTCTATGAATTTAGATACCCTTTCTTTCTCTTTAGCATCGTTAATCTTGTCATAAGATAACAACTCAGTATCGCCTGTAAAGGCTATCACATCCTTGCGGTTTAAGTTCGCACCAAACAAGTCACCGAAGTGGTCACAAGCGTCTTTGATAGCAATGGTCTTAGCGATTGGAAGTGCCATCATTACCGCACCTTTACCCACGTTTGACATATCCATCTGCAATGAACCGCTACCTGCTTTAGTTTGTAGTTCTTGCGCCCCTACACCATCGTGAAATTCCATCGTATTTGTAGCAGGATTCAAATAATGAACTCTAACTGTTACCTCAACCGCATTCATCAACATACCAGTTTTCAAGACTTCAATCGAATACTTTTTAAAGCATCTACGAAGCAAGTATTCAACCTTATCAATTGGCAGGTAGTTGTACCCCTTGATGAATGGATGTTGCTTAACCCAAGCACTCGGAGGCGGTGTAGCAAGTACCACGTTAAGTTGCTCAAGTGGTATTGCTACGTCTAATTGTTTGAATAGCGAAGTGATAGTCGGCTTAGTTGCCTTGACTAAGTTGGTATTATTACTCATTGTTACCTCCTTCTCTTTCGCCTACATAATCACTACCTTCGTGGACATCATCTTCACGTTCACGCATACGTTCAACTTCGGTCATTGATGATAATGTTTGGTAAGCAAGTAATTTCGCTTTTGTAATAACTTGTTCAGCAATAATAATCGCATCGAGAAATTCATTTTTTGTAGATGGAATGTAGCCTTGTTCAAGATGCCATTCTAATCCAAGATTGCTTACTTGAATGTCTCGCAAAGAGACTACATTAATAGATTCTTTTTCGTTTAGCCATAGTTGTTTAAATATTCCGCTTGGCGATTGCAGGAACATTGGGAATTTGTGTTGTGTTTTCATTGTGTATATAATTTTTGTAAAAGTAATTAATTTTTTAATACGAAATCATCGTTAACTAAATATTAGCAAACATCAGTCGGTTGCGGTTCGTGATATT